TGATCTGGGCAGAGAAATTAGCAAAAGCAAATACCGCAGCAAGAGGTATGTTACAGACTGCAAGAAGAATTAGTACAGACCCGACAGACTCTTTTCTAAATGAGTTGAATATTGGAGACCCCGATTCAACTCATCATCGAAGGGGTTTCGGAGATCCACAGGATGTGGTAGATTGGTTTCATAATGAACGGTCTGATGACTGGAGACAAAGAGATTAGTGTAGATATCCGCATACTTATAAGGGGTTGTATCTGTTAAATATTATGGTATAATGTTTGAACAACTACCTAATCAATGAAAGAGTTTTTATTTTTTCTATCTAATTTCTTAGACTTCTGGTTTCTTCCTTTAATAATAGGATTGATAATTTCTATTGTTATCGAGCAAGTATTCCGAGCGCAAAAGAAACCACCAGAGATCTTCACTTCTATGAGAGTGAGAAAGTTCTTGTGGAGACAGAATATTATTTTAAACTTTGCTTGGTTTATATGTTATTTTCTTTTAAGCTTCATGCTTAGAACACCACAATCACAACTACCTGATATGATATGGCAAGGTTAATTTTTTTATCAACACCGTCAGTGTATAACTTACCTGGCACATGGGAGAAGCAACCTGATGCTATGATCCCTCATTTAAATCTTACTCCTGATCAAGGATTTATTTTATTCTTTGGTTTAGTTGTTGTGGGTTTAGTTGCTTATGGACTTTACCTTACAGTAGGAGCAGGAAAGAAGGAACTGAGAGATCCTATTGACGAACATGCTAAAATGCATGAACTAGGTATCGCACATGGTCATGGTGGAAACAAAGAGGCATATGAGATGTCTGGTAAACTAAAGCATAAACATGACGAGTGATATCGTATGGTCAGTCAATATTATGATAGCAATCCTTCTTGTATTAGTATGCATTACACTTTACTGGATTTTCAAGTATGATGAATGGTATCCTAACGACAATGTTCATAGTCACATCTCCTCTGAACGTGGGGCAGATGATTCAGGACGTAAGGAACTGGGAGAGTGAAAGGAATAGAACTCCAGTAGAAGAGATGCTAAATAACTCACTAGACCTATGGGAGCAAGAAGATGGGAGCAATGACACCCCCAAGTCGGAAGAGTTGTTACAACTTCCGAGTGACAAAGATAGTGAAAGTACTGGACGGAGATACGATAGATGTTCTGATAGATCTTGGATTCGATTTATACAAGAAAGAGAGGGTAAGGATTGCAGGAGTTGATACTCCAGAGAAGAGGACTAGAGATAAAGAAGAGAAGGTGTTGGGAATCCATGCTACTGATTGGATGAAGGATAAACTTACTGAGACTATTAAAGGTGATGAAGAACTCACTATTAGAACTGAACTTAAGGGTGGCGTTGGGAAGTATGGTAGGCTTCTTGGTTGGCTCTACATTGGCGATGCTGATGTTTCCCTAAATGAACAAATGATTACGGAGGGTTATGCTTGGGCATATGATGGCGGCACTAAACAGAAAAATTTTGAGGAGTTACGTGAGATTAGGCGTTCGTTTGGGACATTGGAGGAGTCTTGATCAGACCTATATAGATTCACAAGGAAAAACAGGCAGACGTGTATACGCTGACTGGGAAATACCAACGGAGGAATTTTAAATGGCAGAATTCAACTTTGAGAACTTTAACCAACTTAATGGTTTCGTAACTAATGAGATTATACCATCATGTAAGCAG